ATACTTGAAAGAGAACGTAGATGTAGACATAAGGTATTGGGTAAACGTTAACAAGTTTGAAGGTGCCAATATTTTTCACACACATTATAGAGCTGAAGCTGATTTATCTGGTGTTTATTATGTAAAAGGACAAGGAACTGGTAAAATAAGATTTGCTACACATGAACAAATGTACAGGATGATACCACCTCACATGCCTTTTTCTGAAATGATTGCTCACGACCCTAATGATGGAGATATATTATTATTCCCATCTTATTTGTTACATGATGTAGAGGCTAATCCTAGTATGAGCAATCGAGTCAGTGTGGCTTTTAATATCAGATTCACAAAATAATAAACTTGCAATTGATTTTAAAATAGTTACTAATCGGTTTACGTATTTCCTTAGCCTAAATGAAAAGATGGGGCTTTAAACATCTTATTTTCACCGAACAACGAACATTAAATTAACTTAATAGGAGATTTGATGGCGAAAAGTGCTGCTAAAAGCAGTCCAGAAGCATTAGAACAGGCCCTAATAAAGCTTGTGTTGGTATGTCCGAATAAGAAAACTTATGACGAAGTTACCAGTATTATGTTTCAGTTGTATTGTGGAAATGACTATGGCTTAGGAAATTTTAATCTTTCATTCCTTGACAAAGTTGAGGAGTGTTGGCGGTCAGGCAGAAAAAAAGCTGCTTCGGTTAAAGGTTTAAAACTGGTCGTCAAAAATGTATAGCCACGGTGTAATTCCACATCCATATCTTTTCCCACACCGTGGTTATGCAAATGGATCAAGAAAATCATAGGAAATTATTAGACGCATCGCTAGATTTTTGTAAGTCTTTAGACGGTAAAGATAGAACAGAGTTCATTGAGGAGGCCTTACAGGACTACAAATGGACAAGTTATATAAAATCTCCGCGAGAGGTACAGAGGCAGTTTCGTGAGTTATTCTCCAGGCTTGTTAAAAATTTTGGGCATTGATATTGCATCACACGTGTTAAACGAAAAAAGATCTCCAGAACAGAGACTTTTTCAGGCAATTGTTTTGCAGGCCTTTGAGGATGCATTGACAAGTCATGGTAGTAAACAAGAATCTTATCTTAAAAAAGATGCACATGATTGGTTTTTAGAATTTAGTAAATCATTTGAAGCAGTTTGTTGGTATGCAGGTTTTGATCCAGAGATAATTAATGAAAAGTATAAAAAATTAATTGTAGATGGGAAGATTACATTTACAGAGCTGCAGAAGGACTGGGTAAAATATCGTGGTTTGTATAGAGACTATAGAGCTGCAGATAACCCTAAATCTAGGAAAGAGATAATGAAAAAAATTACAGATATTAAAATTAAGAATTAGCAGGTCTCAAGGAAAAAAAGTCCATAAAGATAAAGCAAAAACCTTGAGACCCTAGCATTTATTATATGAAACGATGCTGTATCTTTTATACAACAACCATGGATAACGGACAACGGAAAAATATACTATATAGATTATCTAGACACTTGATTAATAAAAAGTACCCCAGGGGGTCAAACAGGTGTCCCTGCTGTCCCTAAAGAACTATTAGGTAGATATACCAACGATTATAGCACGATTTAGTGGTGTCCCTATGGTGTCCCTGTGGTGTCCCTAAGGGACACCTCTTGCGGGAACGCAATCAGAAGTTTTATTTGGACTTACTTTACGATGAAATAATCTATATAATAGAAATATTATGATGAAAAAAGCGATTGAGAGTGGATTTAAATTTACGGCTACAAAAGAGGGTCGTAAACAAGCTAGGGAACTTTTCCGTAAAGCTTACAGAAAATTTAAATATCACAAACAATCAGGTCAAAGAGTAAAAGATAAAGGTTTTATACCTTACAGTTTGATCAAAGCAGATGTTAAAAAAAAGATAAAAGGCACTAAACTCATTACTAAAGCAGATATTAAAGCTAATCCAGGCACCAGAAGGAGAATTTTATTAAGAATTGAAAGAGCAAAAAAAGAGAGAAAAAGGGGTGGTAGACCAATATTAATTGGTAAAGCCTATGCGTCAGATAAACGTGGGAAGGGTATGCAAGTGCCTTTAGTATCAAAATTAGATAGACGAAAAATACAAAGTGATATAAGTGAGAGTGTAAGAGCTTTTATGAAAAAGAAAACAGGTTATAAAAAAGGTGGCGACATTAAAAAATTAAAAACTGTTGCAGCTAAATTACAAAAGGCCTCTAAAGCACATAAAGGTCAATCAAGAACATTACGAAGAATTATATCTAAATATGTTTAGGTTAATAAAATTATTTTATGATATTGTTAACTTAGATTTTAGAGTACGTAGGCTTGAAAGAAAATTTTATTGGAAAGAAAAATACAATGGGTCTAAAGAAAAAAGAACTAAGAACTGAAGCTGATCTTACTCCCAAACAAAAAATGTTTGTGGAAATTTATGTTAAAGATTGGGGATCTATTACACAAGCAGAAGCCTTAAAACGTGCAGGCTACGTTTGTAAAAACGAAAATGATTATGGTTCTATTGCATCAAGGTTGCTTTCAAGAAAAGCTAATCCACATGTTGCTAATTATTTTGACAGTAGATTTAATAAAGAACTTAAAATGTATCAGGGTGACAACCTTAGAAGATTTAAAAGATTAGATAGGCTCGCAGATAAAGCCGAGAAGAAAGATCAATATGCAGCTGCGATAAATGCAGAATATAGATCTGGACAATTAGCTGGTGCTTATGTTGATAGAAAAGAAGTAAGAGTAACAGGTCTGGAGGGTATGTCACGTGAAGAACTCGAAAACAAGCTCAAAGAACTCAACAAAAAAATCGATGGTTACAATGCCAAAACGATTGAAGTTGAGCCAGAGCACGTTGAACAAATTGAAAAGAGCTAGTTGGTCAGAGTGGCTTAAGGCTTTTAATCTAGTACATAACTCCACCATGTTTACTTCTGTCGGAAGTATTGTGATAAAAATAAATGAGAAAAAAAATTAGTATACCAAAAAAAGTAAAAAGCGAGATAGAAAAATATCCTATGGTCTCGGTGGAATGGTACGATATTGTATCAGATAGTTCCTGGAGTACATTTGACCAGCTCAGGAAGGCGAAGTTAGCTACATGTATTACGAAAGGACATTTGCTTAGTCAAAATAAAGGTGTTACAAGGGTGTTTGGTGATTACTCATTTGGAGACGATGGTAAGAGTATTGAGTCAATAGGTAATACAACTGTAATACCAAATTCAGTAATTAAAGATATTAAAAAACTGACTTAATTATGGTGCAATCAAATAGAGAAAGTTTACTATGGAAAAGAGTTAAAAAAGGACTGACCGATTGCTTTCTTACCCGCATAGAATCTAGCACAATTAATGGAATACCAGATGTTCATGCTGTTTCCCCTCGTAGTGTTTTTTGGATAGAATTAAAATCAGATCAACTCATATATCCTGCACTTAACAAGTGGCAGATAGTGTGGATTAATAAATATATTAAAGCAGGTGGCTCGGTAATTATCTTGAAAGAGACCCCCTCGCAGAGGTCTCTTAAACTGTACAGACCTTTGTCCGCGTTCACGGATCCTCGGTCACTGAACCCTCGTTTCTCGTTCTCGGCACCGTACAAGTGGCCCGCCATCCAGGTGAAGCTGCTGGAGCTCTGCAGGGCCCAGGACTCGTGAAGCTCTCGTTCCCCGCCCGTAGTTTCTTATCCCTCTTAGTTAGTTAACTACGGGCAGGGATCCAGAGACTCTCGGCACATATCTCGTTTCTCGTTCTCGGTGCGAACGTCAAAGTGGATAGCACCAGGGCCCCCTGGAGCTTCCCCCCGCAGCACAGTCCATGAACTTCTGGTGGCGAACAAAAAAATTAAAGAAAGGTCTTGACATATCTCCCATCAGGTCTTATGTAACTTCGTAAACTAACAAAGGAGGATTTCGATGAAGCTCGAAAAATTAATTAAGAAACTAAACAAAGAAAACGCGCCACCGGATGGCTGGTCCGCTGCAGATGCCGTTGTCGTTGACAAAGGCAAACCTGAGCCGGGAAAGATCTACAGTTTGACTGGGGGCCCTGGGACTCCGTCCATTGCAGCTGGTAATACTTGGGAAGAAAGTGTGGTCGATGAGCAGTGATAGAAATCCTCGCACCATTAATCGTCTTACTAATTCTCTGGCCACGGTTCACCATCGTGGCCACGGGTCTCCTGGTTCTCTTTCTCGCTGGATCGCTGTAGCTCGTTCTCGTCCTCGAGAAGCTAAGGCAGTGCCTGCAGCTCCAGGAGAAGCTGGGATCTCCACCCGTGCTTCCAGGCAAGAAGTCAAATTTTCTGATTCGTTCTTTAGAATGGTTCTAAAAGATAATTGTTGTATTGATACATGGGATTTGATAAGAGAATGATGCCTATTAGGAAACTTGTGTTTAAACAAAGTCGACTTCCTAGTAGGCATAAACTAACAATTAACAAAAGGAAAAGATATGGGTTTAGATCAACACGCACATCTTCGAGGTCATAAGGTAGATTGGGAAAAATACTACTCGGACAACGAAGTTGAAAGTAAAGACGAACATGAAAAAGTTTTCGTTTGGAGAAAGCACGCGAGACTTCAGCAGTTCATGTCGGCACAATGGGACAAGCAAAACAAACACCATACACACGAGGGACATCTAAAGCATCTGGGTTTTAATGCAGATCAAGACGCACCTGTATATATAACTGAAGAGGTCGCAAAAGAGTTAGCCGAACAAATACAAGAGGGCTACAAGGACTATGTCGCTGAAGATGGTTTCTTCTGGGGACAGCAGTTTCAAGAAGAGAGTGTTCAAGAGTACAAGGAACAAGACATCAAGTTCTTGAAGTTCTGTCAACAAGCGATCAATGACAAGAAGGTTGTTGAATATTGGTGTAGTTGGTAATGAGTAAATTTAAAATACATTATAGCGAGGCGACAGATGTCGCCTCGCCTCGCTCGGCATCTCGCAAGTTGAATGGTAATAAAAAAGTTAAAGCTGGGGAACAGCACCAGAGGGAGTTTACCAAAATGATTAAAAAAATGTTTAATGAAATAGACGCTCAATTAGAGGTTGAGCCAAAGGGGGTAAAAATCACACCAGAAACAATTATTGGTATGATTGATAAAAAAGATAAAAAAAAGTTAAATTAACTATTGCAATAAATATGGGATTTGATAAGACATCAATGCAATCATAAGATTGTAAAACTAACAAAGAGGTCAATATGACAAATGCAGTAAAGAGAGTTAAGCAAGAAGAAAAAAAAGTTATTCTTGCCTATGCTCAACTAAAGCTAAAAGCAAATAGACTATCTAAAGAGTTAGACACAATGAAACAAAATGTTGTTGATGTGTTTGAGAGGTCTAATCAAAACTTAATTATTGTTCAAGATGAACATGGCAATAATTATGGGTTACAAAAAATAAATCGTAAGCGTAAGAAATTTGAAACAGCAAATTTCAAGATTGCTCACAATGATTTGTTTAACAAGTTTTGTACTGAGATTGAATATCAAGAGTACAAAGCAATAGGGAGTGACGCAGATGCCCAGTAATCTTATTACACTTGCTCAAGCTTTAGCAAATAAGGTCAATACATCAATGACGACTGGTCAACCAAAGGTTGACCAGAAATCACAGACCAATCTTAATTATGAACTGATGTATAAAATGTTAGAGAGTGAGGTTGAGAAACATATCTTAGAAAATCAGGGCAACAGATGTGTTGATGAATTTAGGCAGAACATATTAACTAAATTCCAATCACTTGTACAAATACTAATCAAATAGAACTGACAACCAATGGCGTTTAACAACGCCATTGGTGTACCTGTATAGAAGGCTCTAAAATCCAATCGACCATAAAACAAACCTGCGTTTACAGAAGTCGCGTAATCTTGGCGGTGTTTTGTTTGCAAAGAGGTTTACAAAGCAATATACATAAATATACTAGGGTCCCAAACGGTATGAATATTATAAAAAATTACCTTGAAGAAAAAATACACAATAAACTTTGGGACTCCTTAGAGAGTGGTCATTTTCCATGGTATTATGTAAAACATGTAGCTGATCCAAGTGATATTAAAGACTTTCAATTTCATCACACACTGTATGAAAATGGACATCAAAAGAGCGATCTTTTTTATTTGTGCCACCCTTTACTTGGTAAATTAAATTTTAATGAGTTAATTCGTGTAAGAATAAACATGTATACTAGAAAAGAAAATCCAATAACGCATAAGTGGCATACAGATAGCGAGATATTACACAAGGTGGCTTTATATCATGTGAATCAAAACAACGGTAGGACTGAGTTTAAAGATTTAGGTGTATCTGAATCGGAAGCAAATAGTATAGTTTTATTTGATGGTAAGATTCAACATAGAAGCGTAACACAAACAGATGCTAAAATTAGAGTAAATATAAATATAAATTATGTATGATAATTTAACTGAAGATGAATTAAAAGATATAATACTGCAAAAACAATTGCAGTGGATAAAACTATGCCAAGATAATTTTATTATTTTTGCAGAAACTGTTTGGGAAGATTTCATCTATCGTAAAACAAAGGACCCAAAGAAGTATGGGCACCATCAAATCATCGCGGAATCTTTTCAAGATATAGCTGATGGTGATGCAAAGAGGCTCATCATTAATATGCCTCCTAGGCATACCAAATCTGAATTTGCATCCTATCTTTTTCCTGCTTGGTATATTGGAAAGTATCCTAAGAAAAAAATAATGCAGGTATCACACAACGCTGAACTTGCATCTAGATTTGGTAGTAAGGTTCGTAATCTAATGAACACCGTAGAGTACAAACAGATTTTTGGAAACGTAACATTAAGAGAAGACTCTAAAGCAAAAGGACGTTGGGAAACAAATCATGGTGGTGAATATTTCGCTGCAGGTGTTGGAGGTTCCATTACAGGTCGTGGTGCAGATTTATTAATTATAGATGACCCACATACAGAACAAGATTCAATGTCAGACTCAGCCATGGACAGAGCATACGAGTGGTATAGTTCAGGACCCAGACAGCGTTTACAACCAGGTGGTAGGATCCTTGTTGTCATGACCCGGTGGGCGGTAGACGATCTTACTGGAAGATTAATCAAAGCACAGAAAGAACCAAAAGCGGATAAGTGGGATGTAATAGAGTTCCCCGCAATATTACCAAACGATAAACCTGTATGGCCTGAATACTGGTCAAAAGAAGATCTTGATTCTGTCAAAGCTTCTATCTCCACTAAAAACTGGAACGCACAATATATGCAGGACCCAACCTCAGAAGAGGGGGCTATTATCAAAAGAGAATGGTGGCAAGACTATGATAAAGAATATCTACCAAAACTTTTACATGTAATACAAAGTTATGATACTGCATTCTCAAAAAAAGAAACCGCAGATTATTCAGCTATTACAACTTGGGGTATATTTGAACCTGTAGAGGGTTATGAAAAATGCATCATTCTTTTAGATGCACAAAAAGGTAGATACGATTTTCCTGATTTAAAAAACCTTGCTATCGAACAATATAATTACTGGGAACCTGAAACTGTAATTATTGAGGCTAAAGCCTCAGGACAACCTCTGATACATGAGCTTAGAAGAGCAGGTATACCTGTCATAGATTATGTGCCTGCAAGGGGCAGAGATAAGCACACACGTATAAATAGCTGTGCTCCTGTGTTTGAGTCTGGAATGGTATATGCTCCTGTTGATGAGCATTTTGCTCAGGAGGTTATAGAGGAATGTGCAGCATTTCCTAATGGCCAGTATGATGACTATGTAGACAGCATGACCCAAGCTGTGTTAAGATATCGGCAAGGTGGATTTGTAAGTACCTATTCTGATGATTGGGATGACCCACCAATAAAATTAGAAAAGGAATATAAATATTATTAGGAGATATTATGCCATTAAGAATGTTAGATGTCGAAAGAGATGAAAAAAAAGTAGGAAGAAAAGGTGGTCGAGGATCAAAGAGGGCTGGCCCAGGAGGAGCGACTGGCAGAGTTGCTCAACCAGGACCCCGACCCAGTAACACACCACAACCAAAACCAGGCTTAGGTCAAGTTGCAAGAGCAAAAGAGCCTAAATCACCTACGGAGAAAAAAGCCGAGAGGAGAGAAGAGCAAATGGTTTTAAGAAGAAAAAAAGGTAGCAAACTTACAGGCGAGAAAGGAACTACATTCAAATACAAAAAAAAATTTCTAGATAACATTATCGGTAGCGATGAACCGAGAATGAATAGACACTATGCAATCATGGCAGGCAGATCTAGAGATGCACATAAGGTTGGTAAAGAGTCAGGAAAAAGATTTAGAGGCACTACGTTCAAAGCTATGGAGGGGCCTCAAAAAGGAATGATTTTATATGATACACCCGGTAACAGAAGACTTTATGAAAAACCTTATTTCTTTTCAAAAAAAAGAAGAAAAGCTTATAAAGCACCAGATGTTAGATATGCGAAAACAAAATTTCTAACAGGTGGCCAATCAAAAATTGCAGCTAAAGCTCCACCGACAGATAAAATAGACGGAAAAGATTTTGCTGTGCTTAGAGCAGAAAAAGCAAAAGGTAGAGGCAAAGGTTTACAAGATGAAAAAATGAAACCAGGCAAAGTAATGAAAGCAAGAGAAGGTGGATTTAAAATGGGTAAAGGCGGTGGCCGTGATGCTGGAAACATTGGCAAGTTAGAAGAGATGGGTATGAAAGCAAGAGCAAAAATTTCTAAAATGCAAAACAGACTTAATAGAAAAAAAATGGCTGAGTCCTTACCAAAGAGAGAAACCAACCCTATGAAAAAAATGGGTGGCGGAATGATGAAGAGATACAACAAAGGTGGTGGTGCTGACACTGGTACAGTTGGAGAGATGAAAAGCAAATTTGGTGTTACTCTCAACAAAGTTAGAAGATATGCTAAAAAGATTAAAGACAAAGACAGACTTACTGAAAGAGACATATCTACTGTAAAAGAATTATTACCTAAAAAAATGGGTGGTGGCATGATGCAACGACCTATGGGTATGATGAAAAAAGGTTCAATGGTTAAAGCCCGTGGTGGCGGAATGGCGAGAACAAAACCTACTAAAATGTACTAGGAGGGACAATGTCCCTACGTAATATTCTTTTAGGGATTGGTCGGAAATTCTTAAAAAAAGAAAGACCAACAACAACGGCTACCGGACAAACGACAGGAGCAACAAGACAGTTGCCTCCTCCTGAAACTATTGCTGAACAAACTGCAACTACTGTAGCTAAACCTCCAGTTGTACAACAAGCATTTTCTAATGCTCCAATGGAAGCTGGTAACAAAGTATTTGCATCCACACTCTTTGATAGAATCGCACAAAAAGGACCAGTGTCTTTGTCTGCTGATGACTGGGCTAACTGGTTAGTTAACAGAGGTAAACGTAGAATAAAAGTTTTTGGTAAAGAATACGATGAGGGTTTTATATCTGCTAGAAAATTTAAACTCGATGAGGGTTTTGCTAAAGGTAGTTATCTAAGAGGCAAAGACCAAACAGTTCCTCTAGAAGAATTATTTGATTCTAATATTGCAACATTCGACAGAGCTGGAGAGCTTACTGGTGGGTTATTGTTCAGTGCTAAACAAGCTGGTGTAAAAGTCGCTGCAAAAGATTTAGCTGAGATGGCTGCAATGAACCCTGCATATAGACTGAAGCCTGTTGAATATGGAATACCTTCAGGAGTTGTTGATGCAGCTGAGAATACAATAGATTTAACATTTAGAAGATTACGTGCAATTGAAAAAGTAATTGATAATGCACAAAGATCTAGCCCTTCAGCAAATCTTGAATACGGTATGATTAAAGAATCTTTCAATGCTTTGAAAGGCAGTGTGCAACAATTAAGAGATAACATTCGAGGTGGAAATTTCGCTGATATAATTGATGCAGAAAAAAACATAGCTGTCAATATGAAAAGAATAAAGTCACTTGCAAGAACAAATGATCAAAAATTAATATTTAATAACATACAAGGTGAGATTGATGACGTTGTATCTAAAACTAAAAATTTAAAAAGCACTCAGCATGCAAATGATACAACTTATACATTACCTGGAGGCACAAATTACAGAGAAGGTTTCCTTGTGTTAGACGAAGGTATACCTCTTAACAAAAATGCTAGAATGCAAAATCCACATTATAAAAGAGACATTGATGTCGAAAATCCTGTAGTTCATTTTAGATATGATACAAGAACTTTACCCAATGGTAAGAAAACATATTTGATAAGTGAAATACAATCAGACACTAACCAAGCTATTGCAAAGGCTATGAGAAAAGGTGGACTAAATCCATTAGATAGCACTGCAAGAACTAATCCATTTCAAAACGATAAAATAATATCTTTTCTTTCAAAAGAGAGGGGTAGACTGTCTCGTGATATTTTAGATAGAAGAGTAAGTGGTAAAGCTTTGGAATATACAGCAAACCAAATAAAAAAACTTGATCAACAGTTAAGAGAAGTTACACGAAGAAGTCAAATGTCAGCTATAGATTTATCAGGCTCAGGAGCTGTAGTAAGAGAAGGGAATAAAGTAGATTATTTTCCTTTAATGGATAGAGCACAATATGCTAGCGCAGCTATAAAATTTTTAACAAACAAAGCAGCTAAGGAGGGTGTTGATTATGTATCTATTGCTCCAGTAAATTTAATATCAAGAAATATTGATACCAAAACTTATAAAGGTTTGGTTCAAGCATACGGATACGCAAGAGGAAATAAAACACCTGGATCTAAATCTTTAGCAGCATACCCAGACGCTATGAAAGCAATTGCAAAAACTTTTGATTCTAAGACAGAAGTTATTAGAGTTGCAAAATCAGATCCTTCAAAACCATATAAAGTTCTACAACCAACAAAGGTTACAGTGCCAAAAGATAAAGGATATGATCAAATATATCATACAAAAGCTTACAAAAATAAACCAAGTGCAGATCAAGACAATACTGTGTTCATTCCAGCAGATGACGCTAAGTTGTACACTGATGTTTTTTCTGTTAAAGTAACTCCAAATATGGCACAACCCCAAAAGATATATAAAAAATTAGGTGGTTTTATAAACAAAAACTTATTTAGGATGAATTAATGGCAATCGAAAAAGAAACACCAGAATTAGAAGAAGAGCTGAGAGTGGCTGACGAAGAAACAGAGGGTCCTGCAGGAGTGCCGCCTCCTGTTGATGTTGAAATAGAAGGTCAAGAAGTAGAGGGAGAAAGACCACAAGATGACTTTAATGCTAATTTAGCTGAGAGTATGGATGAGAGAACTCTTAGAGAGATGGCATCTGAGCTTACACAAGAATATAAAAAAGATAAAGTATCAAGAAAAGATTGGGAAGATGCTTACATAAAAGGATTAGATCTTTTAGGAACTAAATATTTAAATGTAACAAGACCATTCAAGGGTGCATCTAATGTTACTCATCCTATGTTATCTGAAGCCACAACACAGTTTCAGGCACAAGCATATAAAGAATTAGTGCCATCAGATGGACCTGTTAGAACTCAAACAGTTGGTCTACAAACACCTCAGGTAGAAGCACAAGCCGAAAGAGTGAAAGAATACATGAATTATCTTTTGATGGAGCAAATGGAGGAATACACAACCGATATGGATCAGATGTTGTTTTATCTTCCATTGTCAGGTAGCACATTTAAAAAAATATATTTTGATGAATTATTAGGTAGACCAGTTTCAAAATTTATTCCTGCAGAAGAAATAGTTGTTCCTTATTACGCGACAGATTTAAAAGATTGTGAAAGAATTACACACGTAATTAAAATGACAAAGAATGAAGTAATTAAAAAACAAGCAGCAGGATTTTATAGAGATATTGAACTTACTGAGGGACAACAAGAGCAAGACAATCTATCAAAAAAAATTAACGAACTCGAAGGTGTAAAAAGTACAGGCGGAGATTATCTTCACACTATTCTGGAAATGCACGTTGATTTAAATTTAGATGATTATGAAGATTTTGATGACAAAGCTAAAAAAATTAAAATACCTTATGTTGTTACCATTGACGAAGGGTCAGGAGAAATTTTATCAATATACAGAAACTATCGACCAGATGACATAAATTTTTCAAGAATAGAATATTTTGTTCATTTTAAATTTTTACCTGGACTTGGTTTTTATGGGTTTGGTTTAACACATATGATTGGTGGTTTATCCACTGCTGCAACGCAAGCACTTAGACAACTTATAGATGCAGGGACTTTAAAAAATTTACCTGCTGGATTTAAGTCTAGAGGAATAAGAGTAAGAGATGATGACCAACCAATACAGCCTGGAGAGTTTAGAGATGTAGATGCACCAGGTGGAAATATTAGAGATCAGTTTTTTAATTTACCTTTCTCAGAGCCGAGTGTTACTTTATACAATCTACTCGGCTTTGTGGTACAAGCAGGACAAAAATTTGCAGCAATCACAGATTCAAATATAGGTAATGACGCACAAAACAGAGCAGTAGGAACAACCGTAGCACTTATGGAACGTGGTTCACGTGTAATGAGTGGGGTTCATAAACGTTGTTACTATGCAATGAGACTAGAATTTAAAATTTTAGCAAGAATTTGCGGAGAATTTTTGCCAGCAGAGTATCCATACGATGTTTATGGTGGGCCAAGACAAATAAAATCTGCAGATTTTGACGGACGAGTTGATGTTTTGCCTGTAGCAGATCCAAATATTATGTCTATGGCGCAGAGAGTAACTCTAGCACAAACACAATTACAAATTGCTAGTTCAAACCCACAAATTCAT